ATGAACATGATGAGCCTTTTGCAGTGCATTTCCCCCTATAGGGCCTTCCCAGGAAAAAAGGGCGTTTTTTCCTTTTTCTCAGGGGTTCCAGGGGCCATTTTGGGCTCATTTTCCTGCAAAACGTTCATAAATTCAGATATGCGAAGCAAACAGGATCTGGAAGGGCTGATTTTATGAACATCTTGCAGAGTTATGTAGAAGGGGTATTTAACGGCAATTTTTGGAAACCGCCTTTTTTTAATGAACGTGCGGAAAAGGCGTACTTCATAAAACTTCATAAACTCGGCGGGCAGGTGGCGCGATGATCACGGATGAGATGTTGCTGCCGTTCGTGCCGTTGATCTGCGGGACTATGTTCCTGGCGTTCATGGTTTGGATGGCCAGCGCAATCCTGGGCGGGCTGGAGATGGAAAGAAAACTGGAGGCTGGGCAACGCGAGGAAGCACGCCAGGCAGCAATGTGGAATGAGGTGCCAATGATCCATGACCATCCTTCCCGTCCTGTCACGGTTGGGGCTGCAGTGCAGTCGGTGCAGGAATACATCGACGAGGGCGCGAATGCCGAGCAGGCCTGGCGTGAGACGCCCGAAGGCAAGACGTACACGCGCCACAAGAAGGCCATTGCCGCAGCGCGCCGCCTGCACGAACTGGGCGATACGTCGGTGGGCAGGGCCTACACGAGTCGATGGTCGTATGAGTTCGCGCGCGAAGTGCGCTATGCCTGGGACCTGGAGGAATCATGAACGAGAGACCTTACATCTGGATGAGCATCGCGGGGGCGGTGCTGGTGGTGATGGCGCTGTGGACCTGGGGATACGCCACAGGCGCACTGGAATGGCTCAACGTGTGCTCGAGCGTGCTGGGCACCGTGGGCGGGGCGCTGCTGTTGTGGGCGCTGTGGCTGGCCTGGCTGGAGGCCCGCGAGGCGGCAGTGTTCGAACTGCAGGGAAGGCAGAAGGCTTTGTCGATGACAACGATGAGCGTGACGCTGGAGGCGGCGCAAAGCGTGCATCCCGAGGTATTGGCGATGGTGTTGGGAGACCGCGCGCGGCGCTGGGGACTGATCAGCGGGACGAAGAGCAAGGACAAGAGTCCCTACTCGGTGCTGCAGGCGCGCCCGATCGTGACGGATCGGTTCGTGGCGCACTTCCTGAAGATGAGCAACAAGACGTCGTACATGCCGAAGCGACTGTTGAGCGACGGCGACACGCGCTACGACCCGCTGGGGATCGTGACGGCCTACGAAATGTACGATGCCTTTGAGAGCCTGCTGTTCGAGGAACTGAAGGCCACCCGTCCGTTTGGGCAGAACAAGCTAGGGTACTGGCTGGCAGGCTGGGACCCCGACACGGTGGCGATGGATTTCGGGATCAACCTGAACGACTACGAGTACGAGACTGTGGTGCCGAATTTGAACCAGGCGCCCGAAGTTGTGACCAACGCCCTGCAGGGGATCACCCCGCTGGCGAAGTGACCCCCTCCGCCCTTTGGGCACCTCCCCCAAATACGCTGACGCGGATTTGGGGGAGGAGGAGAGGAATATTTCAAAAGGAGTATGCAATGACTGACATGATCTACCTCGGCGAAGACCTGGGTATGGGAGCCAACAAGCTGTATGGCTTCGAAGGCGGCACGCAGACCCTGGCGCAGGTGAGCGTGCATGCGGATGCATTCGCGGTGGATGGCCTGGGCCTGAAGAGCGTGAAGCGCCCGATGGTGATCGGCACGGACCACGGCTCGTTCTACGTGGGCGCGAACGCGCACCAGTTCGGGCGACCTGTGGAGGCCCTGGACTTCGACCGCTTGACGGGCACGCCCGAGATGCGGGCCTTGTTCTACGGCTCGCTGACGCAATACCAGCTGGAGCATGGCCGCTTCGAGGGTCCGCTCTCGCTGCTGGTGGGCCTGCCGCTGGCCATGATGAAGGCGAACGACTCGGACGACTACAAGGGCCGCGTCAAGAAGTGGATCAGGGGCACGCACGTGTGGATCGCAGATGGCGAGCCGTACCAGGTGGAGGTGGCGGACGTGAAACTGGCTCCGCAGGCCCTGGGCGCGCTGTTCGACTATGCCCTGGACCTGGAAGGGCATGCCCTGCCTGGCAACAGCGTGGTGCTGCAGGGTGAGGTGGGCGTGGTGAGCGTGGGATTCAACACGGTGGAGCTGATGGTGATCAGCAACCGCCAGAACGTGGAACGCTTCGCAGGCGGGAACGCCCTGGGCGTGCGCCGCCTGCTGGAGCTGCTGGACCCTGATCAGAACTACACCCTGGGCGAGTTGGATATGAAGCTGCGCTCGGGAGCCCTGAACCCGAAGCGCGAGCTGGACACCTGGGCGCGCGACGTGGAAGGCGACATCAACCGCCGCTGGGGAACCTCCTTCAAACGCTTCGAGCGGGTGCTGCTGGTAGGCGGTGGCGCGGTGTTGCTGCAGGACCACCTGACGGCCATGTTCAAGGGCAAGGGCGTGGTGCTGGAGAGCCCCGTGGAGGCGATCTCGCGCGGCCTGTACAAGATGGCGATCAGGGCGAGGAGATGATATGGGAAGACCGAGAAAACCGAACCGCGTGCGGGCCTTCTTCGCGGGATACCTGAATCTGGACGACCCCGACGACGCCAGGTTGTGGGAGTGGTACCAGTCTTTGCCGCAGGGCAGGCGCTGGCCGATCCTCAAGACCTTGTTGCTGAATGGCCAGGCCATCGCCTCGGCGGTGCATGATGGAGACCTGGAACAGGCCGAGGCCGCGGCAGACGAGATCCTGGCTGGCCTCATTGAATAACCCCCTCCGCCCTTCGCTAAGCTCAGGGCACCTCCCCCGAATGAAGAACACATTCAGGGGAGGAAGGTGGTTGTTAGAAATGGTTGCAGAAATTTAACAACCGAAAAACGCCCCCACTGCCCAGCGTGCGCTCGGACAGGTCTGAGAACGGGACAGACACCCGTGGCAGGGGAGGGCGGTGCAAGAGGAGAAGGACTATGGACAATCTCATCGAAGGACGACCTGGCCAGCCCTATGTGCTGCGCGAGATCCACCAGGATGAGCGGATCAGCCAGGCCGTGAAGGCGGCCGTGCGGGAATACCTGCGCCTGTTCGGACACGGTCCGCAATATGCCTACCTGAGGCGGCTGCCGAAGGACGTGGCGATCGGGTACGCGATCATGCACCTGGGCTGGGAGATCCTCCTCCTGCAGGCGGAGTGGGTCCCCGTGGGATGCGTGGCGGTGGGCGAGCCAGGCAGGCAGATCGGCGAGGAATCGGAGCGCTTCGAGGCAGAGGAACTGCCCGCTCCGATGGTTCTGAAGGCTTGAAAGGAGACTGTGATGGACGGGACGCTGGGCAACTTGAAGGTATGGAAGTGCGGGAAGGGCCACGTGCTGGGCCTGGTGCGCAGGGACAGGAACAAAACGAAGGAACAGCGTGAGTTCTGGGTCTCGCGGCTGATGCTCTTCCGCCAGGCGCTGGACGAGACCGAGGATGTGAAAAAGGGAGATGTGATCGCGCTGATCGAGGGCACCACCCTGGACGTGAAATGCTCGGTGCCAGGCTGTGGCTGCGCCCGCACCTGGTGGACGGGGGAGGATGCACTGGAGCGGTTGATCGAGAGGCGCAGGTCGTGAGGCCTGCGCCAAAATGGAAAAATGTTGGGCGCCTTTGTTGCCCTTAAAAGGGAATCGACTTATAATTTTATACAGGCTAGATTGGCTCTGAGGCATGGAAAACAAAACCGTGGCACACGATATTTTCAAGGACCCTGACCAGCTTTTAAGTTACTACAATATTCAAGCTGCCGATTTTCGAATGCGGCATACCGCAATTTGGACAGAGGTGCAACACTATACTTGGGTTCTTTCGGTTGTTTTGGGGGCAGGACCATTATCCGCTGTAAGCCAGAAAAGCCTTACACCTGTACAACTTGGTTTCCTTTTGTTTCTGCCTCTCGTTGGCGTTGTGGTTTCCATCCTTGCCTTTTATATCATTCGGCGTGACTTTGTCTATTACAGTCAAGCAGACTCTCGCCTTTTATATATTGAAAAACAGTTGGGGGTTGTCAAAAATAAAGGCTATGCGGACGAGCGATTACATAGAGCAGAGAAACCAGATTTTTCCGTCATTCAAGATGTAAAGCAACAAACTGTAATTGGCGTTCGATCTGTCATAAAAGGCAGAATTCGCGCCTTAATTTTGACTACCTTCATTGTTTATACCCTGGCTGGAATTGGAGAAGTTTCTTATTTTGCTTATCTTCTTTTTCACCGATAAATACGGATTCTTGTGCTGCGCAGGTGACGATTCCAAAAGGTATTATCGCTCAATATATAAAGGTTTGTATGCTGAAAAGAAGTAAGGCAAGTGCCAGCTCAAAAGAGATAGAAACCACGGGAACAACCACGCTTCAAATTCTCTTGAAAGAATATGATGCTTTGCTTAATATGTATGCGCAGGCAGAACATAATGGGCAATCCATGTTCAACTATTATCTAACCTTGATGACCGCAGTTTTTGGTGGGATCGCTTTCATCTTTCAGTCGTCATCAAACATAGGGATACAGGAGACGGTGGGAGGACTTCTTCTTGTTTTCTTTGCAGTTATTGGTTCACTTTATTTATCTTCGCTATCGACAAACTTTGCTCACATGACAAGATATGCTCGCGGCATGAACGAAATACGCAGGCATATATTGAAAAAATTCGACGTCCCACTTCCGTCCATTTATTCGAAATTTATGTCTGAGAAGGATGTCGATGAGTCTTCCAAATTGAAGTTTTTTTCGCTATTCATCCCTGTAAATACATTTGAATTATTCGTGGCCACAGTAAATAGTATTTCTTGGGCGATTGCAATTTCAATTATTTATTTCAGCACAGGAGGGGGTTCTCAAATTATTTGGAGCGCTCCTCTGAGCTTTGTAATTATGTACCTAATTTATAGTGTTTATGCACGACTCATATATCAATCGACTATCACCCGCTTAAATATATCCATTGGGCACTAGTAAAAATATAGAATGATATCTCGTACACAATATAAAGAGGAACAACAACATGACCGAAGAGAATCAAGTTCAGTGTCCAAATTGTGGAGGGTATAAGATAACTGGTTCGCAAATTACAGAAAAACTCCCTAAAAAGGAATACAAGCCGATTAGTCCATTATTGCTTTGGGGTTGGCGAATCTGTTTTGTGGTAGCCACCTTTACAACGTTTGGAGTTTATCTATTGGTATTGTTGATACCTGATATACGTCGGTTGACATTTTCTGGCTTATGGCCCACCATTACCAAGGTTGTTGGTTTCAACCATATCTGTATGTTGTGTAATTATCGCTGGTCTTGGATGATCGGTACCCCCAAGCCAGAAGTACATGTTCGGCCAGATTTGATTATGAAAGGCGCACAAAAACTTCAAGAAGAGGAAGAAGAACGGCGGCGACAGCAAGATTAACCATTGGCTTGCCTCTTGCCATGCTAATAAATAACAAAACATGAAATTGAGGATGTAATTATGGAAACTGGGACTTCACAATTTTTGGCGTCCATAGTCGCCGCAATAACAACAGTTATAGTTGCCATACTTGGCGGTAGTTTTACAGTGCAAGCGGCTAGGATTCAGGCAAGTAAAAATACTGGCGGTGAAACTCCACATGATGAATTGAGTAAGGGAAAATTATTTTGGTGGATTATTTTAGTGGGGGTGTTAGCTTTACCATTCAGTTGTATATTGGGTTTAACCTTTAATTCGATTGGCATATGGCTTTCTGGTGATACTTTGGCAACAGAATATCCTATAAATGTTTATCTGGACTCCATAGACCCAACTGTTGTTGGCGCAATAGTTGGGTCTATAGGCTTTATTCTAGGCGTTGTAATGTCACGGCTTGGCGTATTGAATAAAAAGTAAAAAGAACCGCCAGCGAAGGATATGCCTATAGGCGCAGACAGCCATTCACCCAATACACCCCACCACGCGCGGACAGCCCTTCACCCAACACACCCCGCCCCGCGAGGACGGCCTCTCGCCCAACGTACCCCGCGCTGGAGCGGCTGATCGAGAGGCGCAGGTCGTGAGGCCTGCGCCAAAGTGGGAAAATGCTAAAAAACCTTGTTGTACTTCTCTGGGAATCGACTTATAATTTCATGCAGTATGGGGGTATAGTAAGAACACTATATTAACTAGTTTGTATTCTACTTAATAGTTTTAATCTGTGGTTATTTAAAGCCCTACAAAAATCTGAGTACATAAAAATTGCGAAAATAGGGATTTCCATGGAAATGATCGAGCCAAATGACACCCGAGATAGAGACTTCATTCCCCAAAAAGACAGCACCAAAGGTTGTTTCGGTATAGTCTCGCTAATTGGGAGCATCACTGGCTTCCTCGTTGATGCAGTCACGCTTATCAATTGGTTTGTCAAATTTCGATATAACGTTCCTGTGGATATTGTTACATCGTCCCCGCCCCAAATTCCATCTGTCGAAGTGCCGTTGTATGTTGAAACCATCACTTTACTAATGTTGGTTTACACTCTTTTTGTGTTTGCCCTTTTGAGCATTCTGAATGTGGCGGGGCAAAGGGTATTATATGGTTTTGTTTCTGGAGCCACATTACCTTTATTTTTGGTCTGGGCAAGTATTTTTCATAATCTTGACCCCTATTGGACGATTCTTGGTTCTTTTATCTGGGCTAGTATTTACTTTAGTATTTTACTTTTGACTTTTCGTCCATTCTCCACAGGTGGTGGTCCTTTAGGTGGAACCCAAGATTATTTCCTGTGTTTGGTGATTGTCGGGCTATTCCTCACACCACTAGCTGCCGCATGGCTGCATGACAATTATGGTTATGGGTGGGTAGGTTCTTTTCTTCTGGGTTTTCTTACAGGTAATGGAATATGGTTAGCTCCATTGGCTATAATAATTATTATTGCTGTACCAGTGATTATTGTTCGCATTTTACATGGGTAATGCCATTCCCCCAGGCGCGGACCACCACCCTGTGCGGACAGCCTTTCACCCAACGCTCCCTACGCCCGCCCACCCGCAAGTACCGCAAACCGTTGGGCAGCAAAACAATAAATCTGAAATAATTTCTCAATACAATTAAAATATGATGAGCTTCCAAAGATATTTAAAAAAGAATTGGATTGTTATTGCACCAATAGTTATTTCATTTGTGGCTGTAATTGTATCTATTCAATCTAACAACATAAGCCTAAAAACATCAAAAGCAATAATCTCAGTCAAAAACACCCATGAAGTCAGAAAAACTCCTGAGGATAAATGGATTCTAAATATCAAGAACGCTTGTTATGATGCGACGAATAATAGGTATGTCGTTTCTCTAGAAGCGTTTGAAGAATTCTGGATTTCAAACTCGGGAAACTTGGATACAACTCTAGTAAATATATACTTTGACAGCGATTTGCAAATTTCTTCTCTTGCTAATCGTTGGGCAACCGAAATGATTGATTCTCGCACTGGAGATCAAATGTTTGAGCTTCTTGTTCCGTCTGGGACTACAATTCGAATCGGCACTTTTACACGGGCTAATTCCTATTTTCAGGAAATCAATGGAGCATTAGAATATCTTCAATACGTATTTTCTGATAATAACATCAAGGGAACATACGAATTTTCATTTACAGACGATAAAATAAAAGTGACTTATCCTGGTGTAAAAGCAACTGCACTTGTCAATAAGGATAAATTAGAGACAACTCCACCACAAGGTGCAGTAATTGTGTTGTATGGATTTGATGCGGAATATCTAACAAAATTATTATCCGAGAATTGCAAATGAAACCAGAATTTATAATTAATTTTGTGTCGATTTTTATAAGTAATTCCCTGCCTATAAAAGTTCTAATCGGGGCTTTTGCCTTACTCGAAATTACATTTATTCCTCAACCAAAACTTGCAGCCCAACAAAGCGTGGACTTGACGGGTGGGATTCTGCGCCCAGGCGCGGACCTCCCACCCTGCGCGGACAGCCATTCGCCCAACGCGCCCCGCATCGCTCGCTAGTGGAGTGATGCGAAACTAATATATATATGTAGACTTGGCCATAAGACAGAGAATGTGAGTGAGGTAATTGAAATTCATAAGGAGGCGGAACTGTGACTGTTAAGAAAATATATTTAAGTTATCAATCACACATGTTATCGAAAATTGAGGAGCTTGAACGGCAGATGACTTCCAATCAAATGCTACTTGATCACTTTGCGTCCACTCAAAAGTCTTATACCTCAAAACCCGATGAAGAGTATCGAAACAATATTAGAATGATTGGAGAAAAAATTGAGAAATTAAGAACTGAATTGGCCGAGAAAATGTCTGCATCTCAGCTTGAGCCAGTTGCTTTTTTTGAAGAGCGAAGGACCTACAGAGCTATCTACATTGAACGCTTATGGGTTTATCAAGATATCGTTTACCAGGTTGGAAGTATGCAATCTGTTGAGGAAGATAAATTACTGATTCTAGATTTTGTAGATAAAGAGCGGCGTAAGTTTGAGAGATTGAAAAGGAAACTCACGGCAACAGATTCCGAGAATCTATTATATGAAAGATTGAGGATTCCTGAAGAAGTCAGGATTGCCGTTTGGCGCAGAGATCAGGGCAGGTGTGCAAGATGCGGCAGTAGAGAAAATTTAGAATATGATCATATAGTGCCTGTCTCAAAAGGTGGCAGCAATACTGCTCGAAATATTGAGCTTCTTTGTCAGAATTGTAATCGAGCAAAAGGTAATCGAATTGAATGATTGCTAAGGATTGTATGCTAATTTTCCCGTTTCATTTTATATAAGGCAAAAAGGTTCCTTTTTGAGGCGTTTTAGGAAAAAACTGAGTTTCTTCGTCGCATCGTTTCTTAGAGCGACACACAAAAATAGCATACACACCCAAGAATTTGGTATCTTCACCAATTTTGAGCAGTTCGAGTTAAGATTAATTTATTAGGATGATACCGTGAATAAAGGGAAAAATAAAAGAAGACAGACAACCAGTGAATTGCTCAAGTTCCTTAAAAAGAATTGGGCTAGCGTTGTTTCTATTGCGATTTCACTTATGGCAGTGCTAATCTCCATTCAGTCAAATGTGTATAGCAGAAAAGCGAGCAATTCTGGTCTGCTCATTGAGGACATTGGAGAGTTGCATAGGAAAGCCGATGATCAGGTTTTGTATGTCGTGGTGCATGGTTGTAATGATGATTATAGTGACGGATATCTTTTGCACTTTAGTACAATTGGAGAATTCTGGGTTTCCAATACAGGTGGTTTGGATACTACTTTATTAGTAGTAGATTTTTCAAGCGATATTGGAATTGACGATTCCAATATCGATCCTAATAAAAAAATAACCTGGATAACATTGATGCGTGAACATTCAAGTCTTGATGTTGTGGGGAATGAAATTAACTCACTTGAGATACCCGCTGGAAAAGGTGTTCCTTTATATGTTGTTTCAGACTATGATCTATCATTTCCAACGATTGAGGACGCTACTCATTTTTTTCAATCTATTATATTTGATGGTGTAACTCAGAAAACAATTGACAAGGATGGGATATGGTTTTTCAGGTTTAGTAACGGTAATACATACAACAAAATTTATCATAAGGTTAATATTCGATTAGAAAATTCTATAGAAAATTATCCTAAAACAATCCAAGAGCAACTTGGGGTTTCATGCGCGATTATGAATAGGAATCCATAAATGCGTGGATATGGCTATTTATAAAATAGACCTATTAAAATAAACATAAACCGCGTTGGTCCTGAACACTTGCACCGCCGCCATCAGACTGCTGGACGAACTGAGCGTGCTAGTGGAATGGATCGGCAAGATCGAGAAGGCTAGGGGCTGGTGGGATTCCACGTCAACATGGGGATCGCGGACAACCTGAAGGAGTTGACGCACCATATGGCGGAAGTGGGCAGCGAGTTCTACGGCCCCTACGGACCTGTGTTCGAGCGCGACATGTCCGCGCCTGTGGGGATGAGCGTGCTGGGTTGACGTCGGGGGAAAATCCCTTATAATCGAAGTTGCCACCGTTCGACCTGCCCCCCTCAGGCCGAACGGTGGCATTTTAATGACCCCCTCCGCCCTGCGGGCACCTCCCCCATTTTCAACATGCGAAAATGGGGGAGGAAGTTATTATTAGAATCTATGTTCTGACTCTTGTTAAATTCTGGAATGTTTGTTAAGATATAGGCAATCGAATAACTCCGCAGGGCCAGCAACTTGGCGGGCCAACGTTTGACGAGATGAGCGCCGTCGTGCTTGATGCACGGCGGCGTTTTTCGTTTAATCCAACTCCATCCGAGCGGAGCGGGGGAGACCTATTCAAAGGAGTATTTCGCATGAAACGCAACAAAATCCTGCCCGTCCTTCTGATCGTCACCGTGACCGCCCTGGCGGCTGTGACGCCTGTCCTGGCTCAGGGCCAGCAACCGCCCATCCCGACCGCGCCCGTTGAACTGCCCATGCCGCTGCAGGCGCTGATCGCCGCGGGCATCGGCTTCCTCGTCACCGCTGGCCTCAAGTCGCTCTCGACCTTGCTCAAGAGCGACATCAGCGGCTGGGGCTCGGTCATCACGGGAGGCCTGACCACCAGCGTGATCTTCTTCTTCAACGCGCTGCTCTCCGCCGTGCCCGCGCCCGCCCAGCCGTCTGTGGCTGTTGGCCTGACCCTGCTGGTCACGATCCTCTCGGCCTTTGGCATCGCGCGCACGGTCAAGGGCTTTCAGCCTGTCGGTAAGTAAACCAAAGGGGACAGGATGGACACGATAGACAGAATCCTGAGCATTGCGGCGATCCTGTTCGGCGGGGGCGGCATCCTGTCCTATTTGCTGGGGCTGAAGCGTGCCAAAGCGCAGAACACACTCGACCTCTCCGCGGCCTGGGAGAAGTTTTCCAAGCCCCTGATGGATCGACTGAGTGACCTGGAAACCAAGGTGATCGACCAGGAGAACGAGATCGAGGACCTGCGCGGCTGGGCCGAACGCTTGGCCAAACAGGTGATCGACTTGGGCGGGACGCCCGTCCCGTTCGTGAGGCGGCATGCCGAGAAGCAGCCGCAACAATCCTAAAAGGAGATTTCGATGGCAAAACCATTTTTCACAAGCAAGGGCAAGAACGGCGCGGCGGTGATGGTGCCCGCCGTGCGCAAGACAATCAATACCTGGCGGGAGAAGTTCTACCGCCTGTTCGTGGCCACCGTCCAGGTGCCCGAGATCTCGACCGACGTGCTGGGGATGCGCGAGGTGGAAGAGGCGCTCAAGATGACGATCAACCACGCGCGCTTCATGACCAACCAGGAACGTGGCGGAGGCTTTCGCGGCAACCCTGGCGAGACTAGCGTGGACGAGGACGACAACGTCCTGATCAAGGTCTTCAACTACGGTGATTACACCCTCTCGCTGTTCCAGACCGAACTGGGTGGGATGGTGATCCACATGCCCGCCCTGCGGACGGACATCCACGGCGCGGAACAGTTGTATCAGTGCGTAGGTCAAGCCGTGCAGCTGGCTGAAGGCCTGCGCGTGTAGATCGAGGTCCGTATGCCCATTCCCAAGCGCGAAATACTCGATCTTAATGATCCTGAGCAAAATGAGGCGCGACAACTTACGCTCGGGCTGGACCTGCCTGAGGTAGAGATAGAGGGAGTTACTCCTGAGGTCGCACGCCAACGGTCTGAGGCCGCGCGAAGGGTAGTGGAAAGCGGCAAGCCTGCTCCGTGGCTGGACGAATATTTCGCGCTGCGGGATAAGGGCTGGCCGTGGCGGCAGGCCGCGTACATTGCCTGGGCTTCTACACCAAGCGACAAGCGCGATCCGAAAACCCAGCAGGAACTTGCAAAACAGTTGGGCCTTACCAGCGACCGCGCGATTAGCACCTGGCGCGTGAAAAATGCAGCCATGCAGACAGCCATCGAAATCCTATCGCAGGACAAGCTGTGGCCGCACCGCGCAGATGCCTATGACAACCTGATCGAGGGAATGAATAAATCTGGCGCGGATTACAAGTTTTTCAACCATCTCAAGCTTTACATGGAGATGGTGGGAGACTACGTACCTACATCTCAATACATGGCCGAATTGAAGAAAAAGATTAACAGCGATTACTCTGACTATACCGAAGAACAGATCAATATCGCGGCCAAGGCTTTCGATGATTTTCGCGCCAAGAATGCCAAGAATGCCGAGAATCAGGACGCTTCAGCGGAGGAGCCTGAATAATGTTTCCTTCCGCACCTGGGCATCTCTCTCCGCGAGAGGCCAAACGTGAGCAGGACCGTCGCAGGCTGGCGCGGGCCAAATTCTTGTATTTCAACAAGTACGTGGACCCGAAGTTCGAGGCGCCCGCTCACATGGAACTGATCGCCGAGAAGCTCGAGCAGGTGGAGAAGTACCTGCGCACGGGCGGGAAGGAAGGCATCGGGCGATTGATGATCCTGATGCCGCCACGGCATGGCAAGAGCGAGATGGCCAGCCGCAAGTTCCCAGCCTGGCTGTTGGGACGCCTGCCCGACACGCGCATCATCATGGCCTCCTACGGCGCGGACCTGGCCAGCAAGAACAGCCGCGCTGTGCGCGACCTGATCGAAGGCAAGCGCTACCAGGCTTTGTTCGGTGGACTGTCCTCAAAGGGAGAGCCCGTGGAGCTCTCGAGCGATTCGCGCTCGGTGGCGGCCTGGGACCTGGCGCAGCCGCATCGCGGCGGGGTGGTGGCCGCAGGCGTGGGCGGCGGTATCACGGGCCTGGGCGCAGACCTGCTGATCCTGGACGACCTGTTCAAGAACCGAGAAGAGGCCGAATCGGAAGGCAGGCGCGAGCTGGTACACGATTGGTACAAGTCCAGCGCGTACACCCGCCTCGAGAAAGAATACTCGGCCATCATCCTGTTCTTCACGCACTGGCATCCCGACGACCTGGTGGGGCGGATGATGAAGCAGATGGTGGAAGACCCGATGACCGATCAGTGGGAGATCGTGGACTTGCCTGCGCTTTCGCGGGCGGAGTGCTACGCCAGCAGCCTCGAAGAACAGCGCCAGAAGATGCGAGACGGGATGTTCCTTCCGCTCGAGGACCCGATCGGCAGGAAGCACGATGGAGCGGCGCTATGGCCGAGCCGCTTCGGCAAGGAATGGCTGATTGCCAAGGAAGCCAACATCGGCAAGTACGACTTCGCGGCGCTGTATCAGCAGATGCCCTATTTGCGCGAAGGCGGCATGTTCAAGAGAGAGTGGTTCGCCATTGTGGACCGTGGACCTGGTGATGAGGTCGTCACGCGCATGGTCAACGGGGTAGCGAACCGCGCGCGCGTTATGGGCTGGGACAAAGCCAGCACGTCAGGCGGCGGGGCTCGATCCTCAGGCGTGCTGATGAGTAAGGGCAAGGACGGCTTTTATTATGTTGAGGCCGTGATCAAGGGACAGTGGTCCTCATATCAGCGTGAGCAGAAAATGATCGAGTTTGGACGCGAACATTACAAGTCCGTAGGCCCGTTCATCATCCGCCATCCGCAGGACCCTGGCGCAGCAGGCGTGGACAGCGCAGCCGCCACGAACATCAACCTGGCCGAGGCAGGACTCGAAGGACACGCGCGGCCCGTGAGCGGCGAGAAGGAAGTACGTGCCCATCCATACTCTACAGCAGCTGAGGCGGGCCGAGTGCGCCTGGTACGCGGCGGCTGGAACGACGATTACCTGGATGAGCTGGCCTCCTTCCCCAAGGGCACCTTCAAGGACCAGGTGGACGCCAGTTCGGATGCCTTCAACGCGATCATTGAGATTGTCAACGAGCCCGAAATTCCACCTGATGAAATCATTACCTATGAGGAGCGGGTGAGCATCTCACCTGTATAGCGATGCGAGTTTCTTTTTTTCAACGCACCAACAAACTGGACCAGGCTCTGCTCGAGAATGATCGCCTGCGTGAGACGGTGGCCACCCTGGAGAACAACCAGGAACTGCTGCAGGAGAACATGACGCAATTGGAGTTGGCTCTCGAGGATGCCAACTGGATGCGCCTGATGCTGGCAGGGGAGCGCGAGTTCAGCCGAGAGGGGATCAAACGCATCGCAGAGCTGGCACGCGTGATGGCCATCAAGAACCCGCTAATCAAGCGGCAGGTGATGGTGCAGGCTTTGTACGTGTGGAGCCAGGGAGTCACCGTGCGGTCGAAGAACAAGGTGGTCAACCAGGTGCTGCAGGACTTCTGGGATGACGAGAAGAACCGCGCCGAGTTGACCAGTCACCAGGCCCTGATGCTGAAGGAGATCGACCTGCAGGTGGAAGGGAACCTGTTCTTCGTGTTCTTCACGCGCCCGACGGACGGCCGCGTGCGAGTGCGAACCATCCCGCCCGACGAGATCGTGGACGTGATCAGCAACCCGCAGGATGCGAAGAGCCCCTGGTTCTACAAGCGGGTCTGGACCGAGAAGGAGGTCAATCCCTCCACAGGCCGCACGAAGAGCACGCGCAAGACCGCCTATTACCCAGACTGGCGCTATCACCCGAACGCTCCGATCGCCGCGATCGGCGGGCAACCCGTGCAGTGGGATGCGCCGATCTATCACGTCAAGACGGGCGGACTCTCGGGCTGGAAGTTCGGCTTGAGCGAAGTGTATGCCAGCATCGACTGGGCGCGGGCCTACAAGGATTTCCTCGAGGACGTGGCCAGCCTGATGCGCTCGTACAGCCGTTTTGCCTGGAACTTGAAGTTCAAGGGCGGTAAGAAGACGATGGACGCGGCCAAGTCCAAGCTGAACAGCACGCTGGGGGACGCAGGCACGGGAGGCGAGACCAACCCCGCGCCTGTGGCGGGCTCGACCTTCCTCGGCTCGGACTTGTACGACCTGCAGCCGATGAACATCCGCGGCGCAACCATCTCGCCCGACGACGGCCGCAGGCTGTTGCTGATGGTGGCTTCCTCGGCTGGGCTGCCCGAGACCTACTTTGGCGACGTGAGCGTGGGCACACTGGCCACCGCCAAGACCATGGACCGCCCGACCGAGCTGGCCATGCGCAACCGCCAGATGACCTGGACGGACATCCTGCGCGACATCCTGACCTTTGTGATCCTGCAGGCGTTGAAGGCCAGCGAAGATAACGAGATCAAGAAGCTGGGGAGCATCCAGCGCATTGCGGACGGGGATGAGACGGAGGAGAAGATCGTGTGGGCGCAGGAGATCCAGGCCCTGCTCGATATCGACTTCCCGCCCATCCTGGAGCGCGACGTGCAGACTGCCGTGCAGTCGATCGTGACGGCCGCCACGCTGAACGGTCAGGACCTGGGCATCTTCAACGAACCGACGGTGGCACGCCTGTTGCTGACCGCCCTGGCGCAAGACGACGTGGACGAGATCATGGCGGAGTTGTATCCCGATGAGACGGCCAGCGTCTCGCGGCCCGATACGACGCCCAGCGAGGCGCACGTGAGCGCAGCCATTGTGAAGGCCGTAGAGACTGTGCTCAAGGTCTTGAGCGAGAAAGGAATGATCCATGTTTCCGAACCCGTATCTTGACCCGAAGATCGCTCAGGCGATGAATGAACTGGACGAAGCCACGCGCAAGGCCAACTATCGCAGGCAGAGCGAGCGCGTGGCCACGAGGCTCGAACAGGAAATGCAGAAGGCCTTCCGCGAACAGGGCAGACTGTTCGTGACCAGTTTGCGCACGCAGCTGCGGCGCTTCTTTACGGAAGGCTTCGAAGGCCATGCAGCCTTCCTGACCGCACCGCTGAAAGAGTCCCTGTTGCCCAGCAACTGGCTGCCCGTGTGGATCGAGGTGGCGCAGAAGACGATCAAGATGTTCTCGAAGCCTATTGAGAACGCAGCCAGCATGGCGTTGGACTTGGGCATACGTTCCACCATCTTATCGATGGGCATGAAGCTGACCTTCGACCTCTCGAACCCGCGCGCGGTGAGTTACCTGCAGGAATACGGCGCGCGCCAGGTGACCCGAATCAACGAGACCACGCGCGAGTACATCCAGACGCTGATCACCCAGGCGGTGGACGAAGGCTGGTCTACCCAGAGAACCGCCGAGGCGTTGATCGAGCGATTCCAGGAATTCGCAGTGGGGCAGCCGCAGAGTCACATCGACAGCCGTGCGCACCTGATTGCGGTGACCGAAACGGGTAACGCTTATGCCGAAGGCAACCTGCTGGTGGCTCAGGAACTGAAGGCGGCAGGCTTGGATATGGAAAAGGCCTGGGACACGGTCGGAGACGGCAAGGTCAGTGAAGGCTGCAAAGAGAACGAAGCGGCAGGCTGGATCGAAGTAGACCAGAACTTCCCAAGCGGACATCAACGACCGCTGCGCTTCCCTGGTTGCCGATGTGACACCAAGTTTCGAGTGAAGAAGGAGCTGTAGATATGAAGAAGCACCAAACCGCAGTGGTAACCATGCCTTGGGATGGAGCCAGGGCCATCCTGGAAGCCAAGAGTCCCGAGGCCTTGCAGTACATACACGCCTTCTTTAAAGAAGGCGCGGACCCTGCCAAGCGCGAGAGCTATCTGTTCCCGCACCACGACGCGGGCACGGATACCCATGCTAACCTGAAGGCTGTCAACCTGGCGCTGGCTCGTTTGTGCGAGGCGGATCTGCCCGAGGCCGAAAGACTCGAGGCCGCGGCCCACCTGCGCGCGCACCGTGTGGACGCGGGACTGCCCGAAACGATGAGCGAGGCCGAGGTCGTTGAGGCGGTCAAGTACATCAAGAAGGTGGACGACTTGAATGCCAAGGAAGCCAGGACCCTGACCGAGGCGATCCATTTACAGGAAGGCCTGACCCTCGTGGAGACCATCGACCTGCAGGAGGCAGGGGACGGGAGCCTGTTCATGCCACTGGTGGAGAAGGCCGTGCGGCGGGACGGATCGATCCCGATCAAGATCATCCAGCCAGGCTGGGGATCGAGCGGGTATTACCCAGCCGATGTGCTCGAACGGGACGGTCCGAAGATCTTCACCAAGGGCATGCACATGTACTGGAACCATCCCACCCAGAGCGAAGAAGCCGAACGGCCCGAACGGAGCCTGAACGACCTGGCGGGTGTGCTGCTGAGCGACGCGCGCTGGGATGCCAAAGGTCCCAAGGGACCTGGCCTATATGCGGACGCGAAGGTCTTCGAAAACTACAGGGGCGCGGTGGATGACATGGCCGAGCATATTGGCGTGAGCATCCGCGCGATGGGCAAGGCCCAACAGGGCACGGTCGAGGGGCGTAGGGGACCGCTCATCACCGAACTCACCGCAGGGCGGAGCACGGACTTCGTCACGGCTCCTGGAGCGGGCGGCGAGATCATCACTTTGTTTGAGGCAGCGCGGAAGGTCCGCACTGATCAAGACCCTGACGCAGGGACGGACCCAGCGCCAGCAGCCACGGACAGCGTGGCAACGACTGAATCCAATATGGAGGAACAGATGGAAATGAAAGAACTGCAAGAGGCGGTCACCACGCTGCAGACGCAGAACGCCAGCCTGACCGCCAACAACGCGCGGATGGCCGAACGCCTGGCCATGCGCGACGCGCGCGACCTGGTGCAGGAAGCGCTGAGCGGCCTGCAGCTGCCGCAGGCGACCAAGACCCGCCTGCTCCAGACTCTGCCTGCGCAGGCCGTGATCAAGGAAGGCGAGCTTGATCAGGCGGCCTTCAAGACCCTGGTCAATGAAGCGGTCAAGGCCGAGGTGAAGTACCTGACCGACACACTTGGCCTGGGCAACATCAAAGGCCTGGGCGAAGCGGCCTCCGACGGCGAAGAGGACGGCGAGGGTGAACCTGAGAACGTGGAAGAAGCCCTGGCCGAGTCCTTCGCGGCGATCGGACTCAGCGAATCGGCTGCCAAGATCGCGGCGCAGGGTCGCAAGTAACCACTCATACCTGTGAGGTAACCATGGCAAAGAATCTGATCTACAGCAAACTGGACGGACTGCGCGTGCAGTGCAGTCACCCGACCACTCCCGCTTCGGGAGACCCCGTGCGCTACGGCGAGATGACGGGCGTGGCGCTCGTCAACGAAGACGCGGACGGCTACACCCAGGTGGACTTCACGCAGAACCGCGTGTGGGACCTTTCGGTGAAGGCCATCGACGGCGGAGGCAATTCCGCTGTGGCCCTGGGCGACAAGCTCTACTACGTGGACGCCGATACGCCCGTGTTGAGCAAGAAGAACACGGGACGCTTCTTCGGGTATGCGCTCAAGGCGATCACCGCGGGCAGCACCGACACCATCCTGGTGGCGAAGGCCTAGGCCTGGCCACCTTCGAAACGCGAGGTAAATATGGAAATGCTCGAATTGCTCGATACCGTACGTGCCGAAGAGGCCAGCGTACAACGTTTGTTCGGGAAGGAAGGACAGGGAGCGCGCTCCCGTGCGCACGGCCCGAAGTATATGTCCAAGCTGGTGGAGGCCACCCGCCTGGTGGCGGACGTGGTCAACGGCAGACGCGGAATGCACGTGCTGCGCGAAGCCATGACCACCAGCGACTTCCCGATCCTGTTCGGCGATGTTATGGACCGCCAGATCCTGGCTTCGTATCGTGAAGCGCCCTACAACTGGAACCGCATCGCCAAGCGCACGCACGTGCGCGACTTCCGCGAAGTGAAGCGGTTCGGGATCTATGGCGCGGACCAGGTCCTGCCCGCCATCGTGGGTGAGAAGGGTGAGTATCCCTACGAGAAGATCAACGAAGAAGCACCCTATTCCTTCTCGGTGGCCAAGTACGGCCGCAAGCTGAAGTTCGCCTGGGAGGCGATGATCAACGACGACCAGCAGATGCTGCAGGACGGTCCCGAACGCCTGGGCCGCGCCGCGCGCCGCTCGGAGGAGAAGTTCGTCACCCAGATGTATGTGGATGCCAACGGTCCGCACGCCTCGTTCTATAGCGTGGGCAACAAGAACATCCTGACGGGTAACCCTGCCCTGTCTCTGGCAGCGCTGCAGACCGCGCTCGAGAAGCTCTCGACCATGACCGACCAGATGGGCGAGCCGATCGTGATCGACATGGTGGAGCTGCGCATCCCGCCCGCCCTGGAGGTGACCGCGCTCAACATCCTGAACGCCCTGCAGATCGAGCTGACCGAGAAGGGCGGAACGGCCAACCGCAAGCTGATCACTACCAACTGGATGAAGACCCGCTTCAACCTGAGCGTGGATTACTACATCCCGATCGTGGCCAGCACAGCCAATGGCTCAACCAGTTGGTTCCTGTTCGCCAATCCCGACAACGGACGGCCTGCGATCGAGATGGGTTTCCTGTCTGGGCACGAGGAGCCCGAGATCTTCATGAAGGCACCCAACTCCATGCGCGTGGGCGGCGGAGGCGTGGACGCGATGAACGGCGACTTTGACAACGACGCCATCGAATACAAGCTGCGGCACGTCTTCGGCGGGACCCGCGAGGACCCCAAGATGACCGTGGCCAGCAATGGTTCGGGCAGCTAGACCCCCTTGTCGTGAAACGACATCCCCCCATTTATCCCGAAGGGTAAATGGGGGGAGATGAGGAACCATGACTTTTACCTACGACCCCACGACCGACATCGGCAAGATACGCATGCTGATCCCAGATCGGGATTCGCAGAACTATGTGTTTCAGGACGAGGAGATCCAGGCCTTCCTGGAATTGAATGGATCGTCGGTGAAACGCGCGGCCGCCGAGGCGCTCGAGGTCATTGCCAGCGATACCGCGATGGTGCTGAAGGTCATCTCGATCCTGGACCTGACCACCAACGGCGCGGCTACAGCCAGTGCGCTGATGGCCCGAGCTGAGAAGCTGCGCGAGAGCGCGGACCAGGCCGAGGCAGGCGACGAAGCCCTGTTCGATTGGGCTGAGACCGCCGAGACGGTCTTCCAGCAACGGGAACGAATCTGGAAGCAGGGATTGAGGTCTGGATGAGCAGACTGATCCACCCGCGCATGATGTCGAGCCTGACGCGGGACTTCTTCACGCAGAGCTGCGCGTTGAAGGAGCCTGTGAAGAGTCGAAACACGGTAGGCGAAGAAGTGCGCACGTACACGGTCCGCCAAGGCTGTGAGGCTATCCCGTGCCGCGTGGGTCCCGCTGGCGGAGGCAAACGCCGAGGAGACCTGTACGCCTATCTGGACGCCACGCACCGCATCGTGTTGGTGGGGCTGTTCCCGTTTGTGACCGAGGAGTGGGTGGCCGAAGTAAACGGACAGGAGTACGAGATCTTGCTGGTTACAGGCGACGGCGAAGGCGCGATGACGCGCCTGGAGACGAGGGTCGCGCGATGACCGAAGATATTGTGATTGGCAAAGAGGCGCTGGTGCGCAAGTTCCAAGCTTTGAGCGACGTGGCGCAAGGGATGACGCTGGCCAATACTGCGCGAGTGGGCGGCCTGGTGATCCTGAACGCGGCCAGGGACAACATCAAAAAGCAGGGGCTGATCCGCACCCGCACGCTGAGCCGTTCGCTGCACGACGAGATCTCGATGCAGGGCAAGGACGTGGCTGTGGATGAGATCGGCACAGACCTGGAATATGGAGCCATTCACGAATTCGGCGGAACGATCCGCCCGAAGAACGCGAAGTACCTGGCCATCCCTGTGGGCAGTTACAAAGACAGCCCGAGAAAGCACCCAGGCCTGAAGCTGCGCAAGACCAGGAACGGTAACCTGGTGCTGGTCTCTCCTTCAGGCCAGGTGCAGTACGTGCTGAAGTCGAGCGTGGAGATCCCTGCCAGGCCCTACCTGCGGCCCGCTATCGATGAACACGGTGAGGAAGCTGTGCAGGAGATGGGCGCGGCGTTTGCAAAGCTCGTGATGAAGGCGGTGGAAGCATGACCACATTCATTGAAGACCTGTTCACGTTCCTGAGCGACCAGGGCACGGATGCGGCCAATCGCATCTACCCCCAGAGCCTGCCGCAGGGCGTGACCCTGCCCGCCGTGCGTTACTTCCAGGTCAGCGACCCGCCCGAGCACACGCACAGCGGACGCAGCAGCCTGCGGCATCCACGCTTTCAACTGGATTGCTTCGGAAGCAATTACTTTGGAGCGAAGCGCCTGGCGGACCAGGTGATCCACGCCATCGATGGGTATCGCGGCCCGATGGGATCGGCGACCTGTTATGCAGGCTTCGAAGAGAATGCGCGTGACAACTTTGACCCTGAGTTGAACCGACATTGGGTCTCAGTTGATTTTGAGATCTGGCACAAGGAATAGGAGTTTCCATGCCGAAAAAGAAAAAAGATTCCCCAGTAGCTCCAGAGGTTGACCTGAAGGAACTGAAGGTGTGGGCGAGTGCAACACCCTACACTGTTGGTCAATGGAGAGGGCGTCCGCACTATAAGTGCGCGTTATGTCCCTTTGACACACTGAACGAGGATGCGATCTTCGATCACATTGCTTCTCACCAATTGGCCCGCAAGAGTATCACCCAGTCCGTGGCTTCCACCCTGGAGCCTGAGCAGACAGGCAAAGCAGATATGTTCGAGCTCGAATTGGAGGAAGTCTCCAACTTCACCGATGAGGCGGGCACCGAACATAAAAAATTCACAGTCAAGGAGTAGAACATGGCAAGACAGACTTTGAACAAGGTGTCCCCGTTGGGACCCTACCCGACCCTGCCCGTGGCAGCCAACGCGCTGGACCTTCCGTTCACCGCGGCGGACCCCACCAACAAGGAACAGTTCGTCCCCTCGGACAACGACATGGTGCTGGCCTGGAACACGGGAGCCAGTCCGTATACGGTGACCATCACCTCGGCACCCGATGCGTTGAACCGCTCAGGGGACATCGCCACTTATTCCATCGAGGCAGGCGAGATCGCGGCCCTGCGCATCAAGAAGCAGGGCTGGATTCAGCCCGACGGCAAGGTGTACCTGGAAGCCTCGAACGCGGCCATCCAGTACGCCATCATCCAACTCTAAGGAGCGCAACATGACTGACGCAATTTCCTCTTTTGGCACCCAACTGAAGATGGGAGACGGTGCCACTCCCACCGAGACCTTCGCCAGCATCGCCGAACTGGGCGACCTGGACGGACCCGACGAGAGCCTGGCCACCGAAGAGGTGACCAACCACGGCTCGCCGAATGGACGCGACGAGTACATCGGCACGATCCTGAGCGGCGGCGAGGTGAGCTACTCGATCAACTGGCTGCCCTCGCAGCCCACGCATACCGCGCTGCGCGAGGCCATGCTGAGCCGCAGGAAGACCAACTTCCAGATCGTCTTCCCTGACCTGAACGGGTACCAGTTTGCCGCGCTGGTGACGGGCATCAAGCCCAAGGCGCCCGTCAAGGGCAAGCTGGCCGCGGACGTGAAGATGCGCATCTCGGGTGACGTGACGGAGCTGTAGCCATGTTGACCCGCGACCAGATCCTGCAAGCCAATGACATTCAGACCGAAGAGGTCTCTGTGCCCGAATGGGGCGGCACCGTGCTGGTGCGCGCCCTGGACGGCGAGGAACGAGACGCGCTCGAAGCCAGCATGATCCAGGGCAAGGGCAAGAATGCCCAGGTGAACCTGAAGAACCTGCGTGCCAAGCTGGTGGCGCGCTCGATCGTGGACGAGAACGGCAAGCGCCTGTTCGAGGACAGCGACATCCCCGCCCTGGCCAAGAAGAGCGCGGCGGCGTTGAACCGCGTGTACGAAGTAGCCCAACGGCTGAGCGGCATCACTCCCGAAGACGTGGATGAGCTGACAAAAAACTCCGAGCCCGCCCAGAGCGAAGATTCTGGTTTGAGTTAGCCCTGGCGCTGGGCGGGCGGACCGTGGCGGAGTGGCAGCATGCCATGAGCAGCCACGAGTTTGCGGAGTGGATGGCGTTCTTCCGCCTGCAGCCGTTCGGCGAATGGCGCAAGGATACCCGCATGGCCACGTTGGCCTCGGTGATGGTCAACACGCTGACGCGCTCGAAGGACAGCGACCCGATCCACAAGGCCGAGGAATTCATGCCCGATTTCGAGAAAGCCCTGGACGAGCACGAAGCGCAGGAGGAGATCTCGGAGCAGGAAGTTCTGGCGCAGAAAGTTCGAAGCGTATTCGGCAGTTTTGTAAAAAAGAAACCCTCCCCCTGATCGGGGGAGGGGATCGAGAGTGATATGACAACCATCGCAACGTTGGCAGTGAAAATCATCGCGGACGCAGGGACGTTCATCCAGACCATGACCGAGGCAGAGACCAAGGCCAAGACCTGGTCTGACAACGTGTCTCGGAGCATGAAGGAGATAGGCGGGAATATCACCGACTTTGGGCAGAACATGACTGCCAAGGTGACCTTGCCGATCCTGGCGGCTGGTGCGGCTTCCCTTAAGTATGCCAGCGACCTTGAGGAAACGAAGAACAAGGTCAACGTGGTGTTCGGGTCGATGAGCTCTGAAGTATCGAAGTGGAGCCAAGCCTCAGACACAGCCTTTGGAATGTCTCAGCAAAAGGCCTTGGACGCAGTTGGGACCTTTGGGTCCATGGCCCAGGCTGCAGGAATGAACTCGGAAGCCAACCTCAAGTGGTCCGAGTCTCTGGTGCAGTTGAGCGCAGACTGGTCCAGCTTTTACAATCTGAATCCGACCGATTCATTGAACACCATCCAAAGCGCGGTCGCTGGGCAGTACGAGCCGTTGCGCAAAATGGGCATCGTGATCAACCAAGCCACCCTTGAAGCCAAAGCCATGCAGATGGGGCTGGTCGAGACCAGCGTGGACATGACCAAACTGAACGGACTGATGCTGGATGCCGAGAAGGCGCAAGCCAAATACAACCAGGCGGTAGCCTGGTATGGGGAGAGCAGCATCCAGGCCCGCGACGCTGGCCAGTCCCTGGCGGAGATCCAGAAGAGGATCGAGGAGACCACAGCAGGCACGACGGGACAGATCAGCGATGCGGCCCGCTACCAGGCTTTGTACGCACTGTTGGTGGAGAAGAGCTCGGCGGCTCAGGGTGACTTTGCCAGGACTGCGAACGGAGCCGCCAACCAGGCGCGCATCGTGCAGGCGCAGTTCGAGAACGCGGCCGCCACGCTGGGACAGCAACTGCTGCCATACTGGACGCAGTTCCTCGGATGGATCAGCCAGGCCATCACCTGGTTCCAGCAACTCACACCCGAACAGCAGAAATGGATCGTGATCATCCTGGCGGTGGTTGCGGCCGTGGGTCCCTTGTTGATCGTGGTCGGGTCGTTGATCACCGCCATCGGCGCGATCGTGGGCGTGCTGGGAGCCATCACCGCGCCTGTGTTGATCGTGATCGCGGTCATCGCCCTGCTCGTTGCGGCTGGCTATTTGCTATATCAAGCCTGGATCAACAACTGGGGCGGCATCCAGGAGAAGACCCAGTCGGTGATCGATTTTGTAAAGATGCTGATTGCTGGCGGCTTGCAGTTCATCAGCGACCTGACCAGCGGCAAGCTGGGCTGGATGAGCCAGTATTGGAACAATATCTGGACCATGATCCTGACCATCGTCAACACGGTGATGGCCAATATCAAGCTGTATGCAGCGGCCTTCGAAGCGGCCATGAGCGGTGACTGGTATCGCTTTGGCGAGATCATGCGCCAGATCTGGGACAACACCTGGAAGATGATCGGCACGCTCCTCAGCCTCGGCTGGGACAACATCAAGATCATCTTCTCGACCGCGGTGGCGAGCGTGATCGCCTTCTTCCGCGACACGGACTGGGGCTCGGTGGGTAGGTACATCGTGCAGGGGATCGCCAATGGAATTACCAATGCAGTCGATTGGATCGTGAGAGCGGCCCAAAATGTGGGGCAGGCTGCCCTGGATGCAATCAGAGGTTTCCTTGGGATTCATTCGCCCTCGACCGTATTCGAGATGCAGGTGGGCTGGCAGATGGCGGCAGGCACGGCGCTGGGCTGGGAGAATGGACTTCAGCGTCTTTTGCCTGGCACGATGGGAAGCCTGGCCCCCGCGTACGTATCAGACCTTGGAAACGGTTACGGGGCTGTCAGTGCAGGCGGCGGGCGGACGGGGTCGGTGCAGGTCGTGGTGCAGCATCAACCGCTGTTGAGCCTGGGAGATCGTTACGAGGCTGAGCATGTGCTGAAGCCCATGCTGCAGGACTTGCTGCGCGAACTGGGTGTGGAGACCAACTAATGCCAGTCTACGGTGATTTCAAGTACGGCGCACAGAAATATGGAGCGAGCCTGGATCGGGCGCGCTTTGCGTTGGTTGCCGATTGGAATGGAGACGGAGCCTACGATCATGACAACCTGGCGCTCTATCTCGAGTCTTTGTCGATGACGCGCGGGCGACCGTATTTCATCCGCAAGGATGGAACGGGCTTCGAGAAGTTGAACGTTGGGAAGCTGCGCGGCATCCTGACCAATACCGACGGGCGTTTCAACGTCGAGAACCTGAGCAGTCCCTACTATCCCTTCATTCCCGTGGGTAAGTTCATGCAATTGTTGATCAGTACGCCAGGCGGCCTGCGTGCGCCTGTCTTCACAGGACTGATCGAGGACGTGGTCCCCGATTCGCAGCTGGCCAGCAAGGCCACGATCTCCTGTGAGGACGGGATTAGGTTCCTGGACCAGGCTGCCAGCGTGGGCGTGCAGTCCTCCGTCCGCGCGGACCAGATCATCCCGCTGGCGCTGGCCGCGATCCAATGGCCATCGCAGTGGGGCAGCGACCTGGACATCGGCGCGGACGTCAAACCGTACTGGTGGATGGACCAGCAAAACGTGCTGAACGCCCTGAACGATGTGATCGGCAGCGAACTGGGCGCGATGTGGCTCGGGCGGGATGGCCGTTTGAAATTCAGGAGCCGTTACACGGCCATGCCTGTGGTGGCCAGCCTGAGCACGAACGACTTCCTGTTGGGTTCCATCGAGACGCCGAGGCCGTGGGAGATGGTGCGCAACTCCCTGCGGGTGAACGTGTACCCGCCGATCCTGCAGACGGCGGTGGAAGTGTGGAGGTGGCAGGAGACGCCCATCCAACTGGCGGCTGGGGAGAGCAAGATCGTCTGGGCGAACTTCAGCTACAACAACGAGAGCATCCCTGTCACAAACCTGATCGCTCCCGCAGCGGGAACGGACTACACGGCCAACTCCGCTTCGGATGGGAGCGGCACCGACCTGACCGCCAACATCACGGTGAATGTGCTGAGCACCTTCTCGGGCAGCGCCAAACTGCGGCTGACCAACGCAGGCGGAAGCTCGGCCTGGATCACGTTGATGCGCACGCGCGCAGACGCCATCACCGTGCCGAACGAGACCTTCGTGGAGGCCGAGGATGCCACGAGCATCTCCCGCTACCAGCGCAGGACCTTCGAACTCACCTCGCGGTTCTTCCAGAACAGCGAAGCCGCGCAGAGCCTGACGGATTTCATGGTCTCGTTCCTGGCCTCGCCGCGGCTCTTCGTCCGAGGCACGATCTCGAACAACCTGGACCTGCAGTTTGGCCTGGACCTGGGCGACGCCGTGGAACTCTCCATCCCCGAGAAGGGAATCAGCGGCGTGTATCGTGTGGCGTGGATCGACCACAAGAGCAGGAACCGCAGCCTGAGCGACTTCAACACCACTATTCTGTTCGAGCCCTTCCCAGATCTGAGCGGAAACTATTGGCAGTTCGATTCTGCACAAGTCGGGATCTCGACGATCTACGCTCCCTAGGAGAAATATGGACGGAAAACGCATCATCACTGGAAAAGACTATGCACGGCGCGAGGGTATGAAGACCGTGAAGGAACTGATCCAACGCTGGAGCGCGAAGATGTATCAGCGCGGGCAGTTGGACACACCCTTCGTGGACAAGCCGATGGTTGGGAAGCCCCTGGTGGCTGAGATCAACCACGGGCAGTGGATCACACACTGCGACCAGTGCTCGACGCCCATGTGGGTGGACCCTGACGAGCCGATGTTCTATTGCTTTGGGTGCGGAAACCGTCACCTGCAGGGGCGACCCAGGCCTGTCTTGTTTCCGCCTTCAGACGAGCGGGAGCAGATCGAGTCCCTGCTCCTCGAGCGTCCCGTGGATGACCGCCGAGGGACGAACGACATCGACCGCGCCTTCCACGCGCTTCCGTTGGCCATCGGCCTGGTGGGGGAGGTGGTGGTGAGCCTGGATCGATCCTGGAAGCCCGACGAGACCCTCGATGATCTGCGCGAGCAGAATACACTGATCGATCCGCTGGTGAAGGCAAGGGAGGCGTTGGGCCTGACACACAAGGACCAGCCTGCCAAGCAGGCGTACCTGGAAGCCATCGGTCACTTTGCGCTCGAGCGCGAACATTCAAAGAAGAGCGAGGAATCATGACAATCTATGCAGAACCGCCTGAAGTAGTGCCAGGCTAGGTGATGAGCGCCACCAACTGGAAGGACTGGGTGGTGGATGTGGCCAAGGCCATGTGGGTATACAGCGCCGCGGGAGACATTGCTTATGCCCTCTCGGCGAACCAGAAGGCACGCCTGGCGATTGGGGCGTCTCAATCGTTGTTGATGTCCAACGGATCTGCACCCACGTGGCTAGCGAAGGGAACGGTGGAATCGATCCTGAAGGTAAATTCTTCGGGAGCACTCGCATGGCTGGCAAAAGGGGCAGCGGAGTCGATCCTGAGAGTAGATTCAACAGGAGCACTCGCGTGGCTAAATAAGGGAGCGGCGAACCAGGTGCTGGGTGTCAACGCAGCGGGCACAGCGTTGGAGTGGAAGACCCCCGCAAAAGCGGTTAAAGGGACGAGAGTGGTTTGCGGATCATTCAGCCTGGCTAATGTCACTTTGACTCAGGTCGCTTTTTCGGCTGAGACTTATGACGAGTTGAATTCTTGGACGAGCGGCAGCTCGACACGGGTCACTATTCCAGAGGAGGGCTGGTATATGGTTGGAGCCTATGTCTCTTACGATAATAACTCAAATGGCAGGCGCCTGACCAATATTATCGTCAACGGGACCACCGAGGTTGTGGCTACAGACATGCGCAATGCCGTGAGCGGCGGAGTGACTAATGTGTCTCTGTGCAATCCCTACTATTTTTACGCGGGTCAATATATTGAGCTGCAGGTGTACCAGACGTCTGGCGGCGCGCTTGCTGTTACCAGTTCTGTCCTTTACCTTGTTCAACTTTAGGAGATCTCCATGCCAAGCACATTCCCTACTTCAATCGATGTGTTCGATCCTCATCCGCCCGTGGACGGGTTCGATTTCGTGATGGCAGATCACATCGGGCAATTACAGGATGCTTTGACCGCCGTCGAGACCGCCCTGGGCGAGAATATGGAGAACGTGGACCCTGCGGCGGTGACCAATGCCGCACTCGCCAAGTCCACACCCAGTGATGCGGATAAGATCGGCTTGTGGGACAGCATCAGTCTGAGCTTCAGGAGCCTGTCCTGGGTAAACCTCAAGACGGCACTGGCCTCCGTGTTTGACTGGGCCACGATCACGCATGCAGCCTCACAAAAGGCGACTCCCGCGGATGCGGATGAGTTGTCGCTGGTGGATAGCGCCGCGTCAAATGTGATCAAGAAATTCACCTGGGCAAACCTCAAGACGGCACTGGCCTCTGTATTCGACTGGGCTACAGTCACCCATGCAGCATCCACAAAGCCAGCCCCCGTGAGTGCAGACGAGATTTCCATCACCGACAGCGCATCGTCGTTTGCAATAAAAAAAATATCGTTGTCAACTTTGACCACATTTCTAAGCTCATTTTTCACCGCGGCTGGAACGGCCACGCCCATCGATGGGTGGGTCGTTGCGAATGAAACATGGACCTATTTGAACAGCACAGCTTTTACAGTGGCCAATGATAAAAGACATATTTATAAGAAGGGTACGAAACTTTACTGGGTGCAGTCTTCGACTGTGAAGATGGGTGTGGTTACTTCGTCCACTCTTGCAGGCTTTATTACAACCGTCAATCTCCTCCCGAACAGCGATTTCTCTTTGACCAATACAGCCATCACGAACAATCTATATAGTTTCGCGGAAAGCCCAGCTAGTTGGACAGACTCTTTCAATTGGTCGCCTGTGTGGAATGGGTTGACGGTTGGAAATGGAACCCTGGTTGCCAAATTATCCTTGAAGGGTGAATGGCTCGATGGAAATATCAATCTGGTATGGGGTTCAACAACCAGTATTTCTGGAGCTGTGTCCTTCAATGTGCCTGTGGCGGTGAGCGGCTACGGAGGCCAATATTCCGCAGTAGGCGCAATTTCACTGATCGATACAGGGATTTCCCTTTATATGGGAGAGGCCGTTTTGAGGCAGTCGTTGGGCGTGATCGAGGTACGGGTAATCAAGGCGGATGGAACATACGCGGTTTGGGGCAGCATTTCCGCAACCGTTCCATTCACTTGGGCTGTTACTACTAATCCCGATGAGTTGGATATCAACTTCAGGATTCACCTATAA